GGACACAATTCTCAAATGGCCATAACAGGTGGTTCAGAGGGTGATAAGAACAAAAAAGCTGATGGTACTTTAAAAAAATCAGCAATCAAAAATATTCAAAAGAAAAGAAAATCAGATATTGTCTGGATGAATGACCGTTGGATTTACAGAGAAATACACCCATTAATACATCAAGCAAATAAAATGGCAGGTTGGAATTTTGAGTGGGATTTCTCCGAGTCTTGCCAATTTACAAAATATGGTGTAGGACAATATTATGGATGGCATTGTGATAGTTGGGAAATTCCTTACAATAAACCAAATGATAAAGACACACATGGTAAAATTAGAAAACTATCAGTCACTATCAGTCTAAATGATCCTGATGAATATGATGGTGGTAATTTAGAATTTGATTTTAGAAATCAGATAGATTGGGAAAGAAACAAAAAGAAAGCCATAAAGGCTTGTACAGAGATTAGACCAAGAGGTTCAGTAATAGTCTTTCCTAGTTTTGTGTGGCACAGAGTAGCGCCAGTAACCAGAGGGACAAGATACTCGTTAGTAATTTGGAATTTAGGACGGCCTTTCAAATAGGAGAAAATATGGAAAGAGAAATAATGAATACAAGTTGGTACTTTTCAACACCTGTTTATAATATTAACAAACCTGAATGGTTATCGTCAGCTATAAAAGCTACAGACAAATATATTAAAGAAGCAGAAAAAAGAGACAAACCTAAACTTAAAGATAGAAAAAAACTTTTAGGTAATAAAGATTATTTAAAAGTAAAAGATCATGGTTGGTCTTATCACTCATCAACATTAAATGGCGAACCTGGTTTAAAAGAATTAGAAACATATATTGGACAGACCTCAATAAATTTAATGGATGAGTGGGGTTACGATATGAAAAAATACTCAATGTTTTTTACAGAATTATGGGTACAAGAGTTTTCTAAAAATGGTGGTGGACACCATGACACTCATGTTCATTGGGATAATCATGTCTCTGGTTTTTACTTTTTAAAGTGTTCAGATAAAACATCTTATCCTGTTTTTCAGGATCCTAGAGCAGGAGCTATGATGACTAAATTACCACAAAAAGATGGTGCTAAAGTTAGTCCAATGTCAGATCAAATACATTATAAACCTGTGCCAGGAGATTTAATATTTTTTCCAGCATATGTACCACATCAATTCACCGTAGATGATGGTGTTGATGATTTTAGGTTCATACACTTTAACTTACAGGCCATAAGAAATCAAATTATTGACGGTGTGAAAGGTGAAAAATAATGAATAAAAAATTTAAAAAAAATCATTTTTTTGTAATTAAAGAGGCTATTGATCCTAAAGTTGCTAACTTTGTTTACAACTATTTTTTAATGAAAAGACAAGTAGCGAGATCACTTTTTGATAGTCGTTTCATATCCCCTTATACGGAATATTATGGAATTTGGAATGATGAACAAGTGCCAAATACATATTCACATTATGCTGATATAGCCATGGAAACTTTATTATTAGCAGTTCAACCTAAAATGGAAAAGTTAACAGGACTAAAATTAAATCCTACTTATTCTTATGCTCGTATCTATAAAATGGGTGATGTTTTAAAAAGACATAAAGATAGATTTTCTTGTGAAATATCTACTACAATGAATTTAGGTGGCGACCCTTGGCCAATTTATATTGAAGCTAAAAAGAATGTAGGTATAGCAGAGGGTGATGGCGGAAAAAAAGGTATTACAGCTATAAGTAATAATGCTGGCTCAAAAGTTTTATTAAATCCTGGTGATATGTTAGTCTATAAAGGTATGATGTTAGAACATTGGCGAGAGACTTTTATAGGTAAAGATTGTGCTCAAGTTTTTTTACACTATAATGATTCAAACTCAAAAGTAGGTAATGCTGAAGAAAATATGTTTGATGGCCGAAAACATTTAGGATTACCGTCTTACTTTAAAGGCGTCAAATTTTAACTCATAAATATAAGCATGAGTAAATTAGAGGAAAAAGTAAACGAAATACTTGGCATTGAAAAACAAGTAGAAAAGGTAGAAAAAGAATTTAAACCTTTAGTACCTCGTAGAGAAGATAAACAAAAAGCCGACATTGATAATGATTACGATTATAGTAGAGAAAATTACTATAACTTAATTGAACGTGGCCAAGAAGCTATACAAGGTATTTTAGATGTAGCAAAAGAAGGCCAACATCCTAGAGCATACGAAGTAGCATTAGCAGGCATAAAAAATGTTGCTGATACCGTAGATAAATTACAAGATTTACAAGCCAAATTAAAAGAATTAAAACAATTGCCAAAAACATCTAACGCTAGTATTAAAAATGCTTTGTTTGTAGGGTCAACTGCTGAATTACAAAAAATGTTGAATAGAAAAAAAGAAGATGAAAGTATTAAAAGCAAAAACATCACACCCGAAAAAACAGATATTTCCGATTAGTGAATTAAATTATAATCTTTATTACGAAAAAAATAATTCTCAATTAGTAAACGGCGCTGAAGATTTATTAAAAGGTGCTGAAATGATTGATCCCATTCAAGTTAAAAAATATACAAAATCTAAAACACCAAGATATGGAGCTAGTGGTAAAGTTTACAGAGAAAGAGAGTATGGTGTTTGGAAAGGCAATCAAAGAGTAACGGCTGCTGTTAAATTAGGCTACACTCACATAGAGGGTATTATTATTAATGATTGAGTATGAATTACCATATGAAAGTTTTATAGGTGGCTGGTTTATATCTGAAAAAACTTGTGATGATGTGATAGATTATTTTAACAGAGTAAAGGATAAATTAGGAAAGCCAGGCAGATTAGGTTATGGTATAGATAAAAAAAAGAAAGATAGTTTGGATGTCGGTGTACATCAAATGAATTTTGAAGGCCCTATAAAATCTTATAGAGAACAACTACAAAAATGTTTAGATAATTATGAAAAAAGATATGGTTATGTTCATCATTTAGATAATTTTAATATAAACACTAGTTATGCCATACAATATTATAAACCTGGTGGTGGTTTTAAAGAATGGCATTGTGAAAGGCCTAATTCAAAAATGGAAAAAAGATGTTTAGTTTTTATGACTTATCTAAATAATGTTGATGAGGGTGGCACAGAGTTTTATCATCAAAAAATAATAACGCCAGCAAAAAAAGGTTTAACACTAATTTGGCCCACAGATTGGACACATACACATAAAGGACAAATTAGTAAAACACAAGAAAAATTTATTGTAACAGGATGGTATAGTTTTAACAAATGAGTACAGACGCTTATCTAGGTAATCCAAATTTAAAAAAAGTCAACACACCTGTTGAATTTACTGAAGAACAAATTTTAGAATATCAAAAGTGTGCTAAAGACCCCTTATACTTTATGGAAAAATACATACAAATTGTGTCACTTGACGAGGGCCTTATACCTTTTAAAATGTATGATTTTCAAAAAAAGATAGTAGATACAATTCATAATAACAGATTTACAATATGTAAACTACCAAGACAATCAGGTAAATCAACAACAACTATTTCTTATTTACTTCATTATGCTTTATTTAATCCTAATTCAAATATCGCTTTACTTGCCAATAAATCATCTACTGCTAGAGATATATTAGGTAGATTACAACTAGCTTATGAAAATTTACCAAAGTGGTTACAACAAGGTGTCATAAACTGGAACAAAGGTAATATTGAATTAGAAAACAAGTCAACAATTGTTGCGGCTGCTACATCATCAAGTGCTATAAGAGGTGGTTCTTACAATATAATATTTTTAGACGAGTTTGCTTTCGTGCCAACAAATATAGCTGAAATGTTTTTTAGTTCAGTTTATCCTACAATATCTGCTGGTCAAAAAACTAAAATGATTATTGTATCAACACCTTATGGTATGAATCAATTTTATAAACTATGGGTTGACGCTGAGAATAAAAGAAACGATTATATACCAATTGAAGTTCATTGGTCAGAGGTGCCAGGCAGAGACGAAGAATGGAAAGAAATGACCATTAGAAACACCTCACCTGAGCAGTTTCAACAAGAGTTTGAATGTGAGTTTTTAGGTAGTGTTAATACTCTAATTAGTCCTGCCAAAATTAAAACAATGGCTTACTTAAATCCTATAAAAACTTCAGGCAGTATAGAAATGTTTGAGGCACCAATAAAAGGCCATACTTATGTTTGTACCGTTGATGTATCCAGAGGTGTAGATAAAGATTATTCAGCGTTTATAATATTTGATGTAACAAAAATGCCTTTTAAGGTGGTGGCTATTTACAAAAACAATGAAGTAAAACCATTTGTTTTTCCAAATGTTATAGAACAAGTATGTAAAGGTTATAATCACGCTCATGTACTAACAGAGGTAAATGATATAGGCCAACAAATAGCAGAGGCTCTACAATATGAAATTGAATATGATAATGTCTTAATGACAACGCAAAAAGGCCGAGCAGGTCAAGTTTTAGGTGCTATGTTTAGTGGTAGAGGCACGTCATTAGGAGTTAGAATGACTAAACAAATTAAAAGAGTTGGTTGTGCTAATTTAAAAACATTAACAGAGGGTGATAAACTAATTATTAACTCATTTAAAATTATAGAGGAGATGTCAACATTTGCTAAAAGAGGTCAAAGTTGGCAGGCTGAAGACGGAGCTAATGATGATCTTATGATGTGTTTAGTTATATTTGGCTGGTTATCTAATCAACCATATTTTAAAGAGTTAACTAATACAAACGCCAGACTTAAAATGTATCAGGAACAAGAGAATCTAATAGAGCAAGACATGGCGCCTTTTGGTTTTGTAGATGATGGTATTAACGACCATGAACAAACTGAAATAGACGAATATGGCGATGTCTGGACCTCTGTTACACGAAAAGGTATGTAATTTAGGGTTATTATAAATATCTACAAGATGACATTTGACTATGGGC